GAATGAGGGCAATGAGTGTTTTGAAGAAGATTTCAGGCAGTTGGCTCTTAGAACCAGGCAGTATATATTAATTGATTTTAACCCATCAGATCCCATACATTACCTTTATGACTTAGCAGATAGAGATGATGCAGATCTGTTTATCTCTACATATAAGGATAATAAGTTTCTTCCAACAGAAACAGTTAATGAGATAGAAAGATTAAAAGAAAAGGATCCAGATTACTGGAGAGTATTTGGTGAGGGTAAGAGAGCTATATTCTCAGATAGGCAAATATTTAAGAATTGGAAATACATACCTCATAGTGATTTCCCAGAGTTTGATGAAACAGTATTAGGTATTGACTTTGGATATACAAATGATCCAGCTGTAATTGTAGAGGTGGGAAAGGTAGGAGATAAGTTATATATACATGAATGGTTATATAGAACTGGAATGACAAACAGAGATATGGCTAACTTCTTAAAAGAAAACAATCTACAAGACACATTAGCTTTTGCAGATAGTGCTGAACCAAAGAGTATTGAAGAACTAAGACAGATGGGATGTTTAGTAAAAGGAGCAATAAAGGGCCAGGGTAGTATTAATGCTGGTATCAGCTTAATTAAAGAATATGAAGTGTTTGTATCAGAATCTTCTAAGAATGTACAAAGAGAGCAAAGAACATACTTCTGGGATCAGTTAAAAGATGGAACAATCATCAATAAACCATTATCGGGTAACGACCACACAACAGATGCCCTGAGATATGCTGTCTATAGTAAATGGAAAACAAGATATGATTTCTATGTTATATAATAAAAGAATTTATTATTTTGTATTTTTACAGAAAATTTTATTTTAATGGCATCATTCATTGACCGACTAAGGTATCTTATTACTAATAAATCTCAACAAACCAATGAAAGTTATAACAGAGCAATTTATAATTATCTAGGTAATAGCATACTCTGGAACCCAGAAAATGATGATAATTACATCAATGAAGGTTACAGAAAGAATGCAACAGTTTATTCACTAATTAACATAATAACAAAGGCAGCAGCCACTATCCCTTTCAAAATATATGAAAAGGTTAACAGTAGTAAATATAAAAGTTACAAAGCAATGTCAACTGGTATTGCAGATCCTAGTGTTATGTATAAAGCTAATATGCTTAAAAGTCATGCATTAGTTGAGGTTGATATACCAGAACTACAGAAGTTAATGGATCGGCCAAACCCAGCTCAATCTTATGCATCCTGGATAACAGAATTAATTGCATTTGGTAAATTAACTGGTAACAGATATGTTTATGGATTAGGGCCAGAAACCGGAAATAATCAAGGAAAATATACAGAGCTTTATGTGATGCCATCTCATATTGTTGAAATAAGCACTGGTGGTTTTATGAAACCAATTGATTTCTATACTATAGAATACAATGGAACTTATAAAATACCAGCAGAAGATATGCTGCATATAAAGGATTTTAACCCCTATTACGATGGAACTGGAACACACTTATATGGCCAATCACCATTAAAAGCTGGTTTCAGAGCAATGACTACAAACAATGAAGCTACAGAAACTGGTGTAAAATTCTTACAAAATCAGACATCCAGAGGTATTTTAATGTCAGAAGAAGGAGATCTAAATGAGGTTCAAGCTCAACAGTTAAAAGATAAATTTAGAAGGCAACATCAAGGATCCGATAATGCTGGTGATGTGATTATAACTCCTAAGAAATTATCTTGGGTAAACTTTGGTTTATCTACATCAGATCTTTCTTTAATACAGCAATACAATGCATCTATAAAAGATCTTTGTAATATCTATAATGTTCCAGTTCAGCTATTGAACAACACTGAGAGTTCTACTTATAACAACATGAAAGAAGCTAAGAAAGCATTATATCAGAATTGTGTTATTCCAGAATTACAGAAAGTACAAGATGAACTTAACAGATGGTTATCACCTAAGTATGGAGATAATATTTGTATAGAATATGATTTCTCTGTAATACCAGAACTACAAGAAGAAACAGACAAGGTAGTGGATCAAATGGGCAAAGCATGGTGGTTAACTCCAAATGAAAAGAGAGCTGCAATGTCTTATGATCATGATGAAGATACACCAGCCATGAATGATTATTATTTCCCGGCAAACCTATTGCCAATAGATAATCAAGATCTTGACTTTACTCCAGTAGATATAAAACCAGAAGAAGATGATATTGAAAAGATGGAGGTTAAATATGAACAAGTAAAAGAAGAAGTTTCAGCTACAGTAGAGAAAGGTTTAAAAAAAAAAGTAGAAGATCATAATGCAGATGTCAGTAAATCCTGGCAAAAAACAAACTTAAGAACACTTAAAACAGTATTTAGAAGGGGTGTTGGTGCTTACAACACTAATCCTTCAAGTGTTCGACCTTCAGTAAATAATGCTGATCAGTGGGCATATGCAAGAGTAAATAGTTATTTATATGCACTAAGAAATGGTAAATTTAGATCAGGAAAACACGATATAGATTTATTACCAGATGGACATCCAATGAGTTCTAAGAATAGCAAGAAAGCAGAAGGATACGATGACTATCCACAATCAGCATCTAATAATGCTAAAAGAGTAAAGAACTGGATTGATGAACATGGCAGAGATGAAGTTGATGGAATGACTGAAGTTGGATTGGCCAGAATGAATCAATTAATAGCAAGAGAAAAGTTATCATTAGACACACTTAAAAGAACTTTTAGTTTCTTATCAAGAACCAAAGGTGGTGGTTATAATAAGATTAATCCTGATTATAGAGATACACCCTGGAAGGACAAAGGTTATGTTGCTTATTTAGGGTGGGGTGGTGATAGTATGTTATCTTATGCTGAAAGGAAATTAAAACAATTAGAAAACAATGATTAATGTGTGGAACTACTACAAAGAGCTTTACATCTAACAAATATGTTAGAGAGTTCGATAGCAAAGTAGAAGCTATTGAGAGAAAAGTTATTCCATCTATTAGAAGATTTTACAATAAAGAGTATGAAAAGGGTGTAAGTAACTTTATAAACTCTGGTAATGTTCAAGCTGCCACTTTATTTCAGAATAATGATGTTGTAGATAGATACAAGGAAATGTATGTAAATATCGGTTTGCATATAGCTAACTGGTATTTTAGAAGTTTTGAAAAGTATCATTCTAAAGCAGATCCTAAACCATACCAGAGCAAATGGCAAAATGCATTTGAAACTTATGGAGCTTTAATAGCAAGATATAATGCTCCTTTGGTTTCTGGTACTGCAAAAAGATCCTTGATAAATCTTACAGTTAGATTAATGAGAGATCCAGAGTTTCAAGCATTAGGTAACAGAGAACAAGCCAGGATGCTAAGATCTAAGTTTAAACAGTATTCAGATTATCAAGCTAGAAGATTAGTAAGGACAGAAAGCACAAGAGCTGCAAATTATGCTATTGAACAAAGTAGCACAACAATGTTTGCTCCTGATCAATTATCTAAAGAGTGGGTAACTGTTGGAGATGCTAAAGTAAGGAACTGGCATAAAGCAGTAAATGGCCAAAGAGTTAGATTTGATGAACCATTTAATGTAATGGGTGAAAGCATTATGCGACCTGGAGAGGGTACTGCTAAGAACACAATAAACTGTAGATGCAGAATGATTACTATTCCTGATGAAGGTGCTGTTCCAATAACAGAGATTACTGATATAGGAGTAGGTATTGGTCAATCAAGGATCCCATCATTTAGTTTAGAAACTATAACAAATCAGGTTATAGAAGCTACAGTTGTAAATGAGGTTGTTGAAGAACTTACACAAAAACAAAAGATGACACCTGACAATTGGAAACAAGTTGTAGGTGGTGCTAAAGTTGATGATAATTATTTAGAATTATTAGATGATAAATTAACTATAAGAATAGTTAAAGGCAAAAAAGGTTCTTATCAACAAGGAACACTTTTGCAAATTAATGTGGAAAGATATGGATCAAAAACTAGAGGTAAAATTTTAGCTCATGAAATTGGTCATGCTATACATGATCAAAGAGGTTGGATAACTCAATCTCGTAGTAGAATAATAGATGGAAAATATATTTATGAAAATGCAAAAACACATCCTTTAGTACAAGAATTGTTTAAAAAGCATAGGGAATTTTTTGGTTCTAACTTAAGGGGTAAAAAAAGAACTGAGTTTCAAAAACAATTTAGGAAAAAATTTTATTCATCAAAAACAAGAGATTTTCTTGAATATGCTACATCTACTAAGTTTAGAAATGATTTAAGAAAACAATTTCCTAACCTAACTGATGAACAATTTAGAGAGGATTGGCTATCCTTAGTTGATTACATTGGTGCTACTACAAAAAACCAGATTGGTTATGGCCATGGAAATTCTTATTATAATAATGAACAATGGCAAAAGTTTGAAATGTTTGCACACATAATGGAAAATAAATATCATGGGAATCCAGTATTTAAAAAATTATTTCCAGGATTATATAAAGAAGGCATAGATATGTTAGATAAGCTAATAAAAGAATTTAAATCAAGTAAACCATGAATGAATTTGATGAATTAATTATAGAGTACATTAAAGAACACAGTGATGAACCACCATTGTTTTTACTAAATCTTTTTGATATTGAGGAAGCAATAAGAATATTAAAAGAGAGAAATGGTAAGAAAATTATCTGGCAGCAAATAGATGAAGATACTGCTGATGGTGGAACATATCGATATGTTTAAAATTTACTAATTTTGTAAAAAATTGACAATATGAATTTTATTTATAAAACAGCACCACTTGGTGATGTCATTTCAGACATTGATGAAAAGAACTCTGTAGTTAAAGGATATGGATCTTATTTTGATAACAAAGATTCTGATAATGATATTATTAGGAGAGGTGCTTATCAAAAGACAATCCAGGAAAATGGCCATAGAGTAAAATACTTGTATCAGCATAATATGATGCAGCCAATTGGTAAAATGAAGGAGCTGTATGAAGATGATAAGGGATTAGTATTT